GGCATCATCACAACCGCTTTGAAGGCCGGAGCTACGCTTGAGCACTCGTTACTCATGGGTGGGATGAGATTGCAACGAGAAAGCCAACAGCTAGTCCCAGTTGATGTGGGGGCATTGAAGGCTAGCGCGTTTACGGCTATTGACCGAGACGTTGACATAGCTATAGCAGCAGCCGAGGGTAGGTTTGAGGCTGCCAAGAAGGGGAAGAAGCGATGAGTCTATCCCATTCCCCAGAAGATGTTATTCGTTACCTGCTAATTGGCTTAGACCTTGGCACATTACCCGAGAACCAAGATGATTGGCCCATCTATGCAACTCAAGAAGTAGACAGTCCAGACAATACAATCACGGTCTATGGTACAGAGGGGAAGAAGCACGGGAGAGATTTCGTTGAGGGGAAAATGGCAGAGCACCAAGGCATCCAAATACGCATCAGAGCTACCAGTCCAACAGTAGGCCACGCAAAGGCAAACGCCATAGCCATAGCCCTAGACGAAACAGCCTACCAAGACTCAGTGACGATTGGTTCTAACGTCTATCTTGTACACTCGATCAATCGAGTGAGTGGGCCTTTGAACTTAGGTAAGGAACTTGGAACGAGAAGATTTCTTTTTACGATCAATGCCTTAACGTCGTTAAGACAAACTACTTGACAAACAGAGGAGATTACTATGGCTGATGCTACACCTCCTGCACCGACTACCAGAACTACTCCGGATGGTATTCAGTTACCCGATGGGTTTTCTACGCTCGTTACCATTGCATATGACACAGACATTTGCTTTTGGGAAAAGGAAGTTACGCCTCCTGGACTAGACGGCGGTGATGCTATTGAGCAGACTACCATGCACAATACGTCTTTGAGAACGTTTCGTGCTAGGTCTCTTTCAACTATGACAGAGATGAGCATTTCGGCTGCCTATGATCCAGATGCTTATGACGAAATTCTAGCAGCCATTAACGAGGAAACAACCATCACGGTAACTTTCTCTGATAGCAGCACTCTGGCGTTCTATGGATACTTGAAAACGTTCACGCCTGGGGCATTGGTAGAGGGTGAGCAGCCCTTGGCTGACATTGTTATCCAGCCTACCAACTATGACCCGACTAATCATGTAGAGGCTGACTTCGTGATGACAGAAGTAGAAGGAACTTAAGACTTAAACCCATTCTCTTTCTAGGAGCGAACGATGAAAAGCTTGGATTTTAACGACTTGGAATTGATTGAACTTCCTGTCCAAGTCAAAGGCGTTTCCTATGTCTTACGGGAAGCTTCAGAAGCTTCTGCCGTAAAGTACCGTAATACCATGCTGGCTTGTACCAGATTTGGTTCTGAAGGAAATCTTCAGAGCATGTCAGGTATGGCTAGCGTGGAGCCTCTACTGGTTTCTCTTTGCTTGTTTACCACGGAGGGTAAGGCTGTCTCTTTGGCAACTGTTCAATCTTGGCCTAGCCGAATTGTGAAGGCTTTGTTTGAGGAAGCTAAGAGGATTAGCGAATTGGAAGAAGAAGAGGAAACTCAAGAGGCATTGGAAGAGAGGTTGAAGGTTACCCAAGAGAAGCTTGTCAAGCTTCAGAAGGATGAGTTGGGAAACGTGCCAGAGAATACGGAGGATGGTTCCGCGTAGCTCAAAGCGTAGGCTATGCGGGACCAATCCACTCCCTAATGGAACAGATTAGCCATAGGGAGTATCGGACAAGGCTGAGTTGGTTGCAGTCTGAATGGAGTAATCCGGATCGGACAGACTACTACCTGATGCGAGTAGCTCAGAGGGTTCAGCAGGTACTTTCAAGTAAGCCCAACAAGATCAAAATGGAGGACCAAAAGTTGGATTTCGATTTCGGGCTTGCTAAGAAGAAGACTTCCCTAGAGACCTTGAAGCAAACTAAAAACCGTTGGGTACGCGCGGTGAGTCACTAAACAATGGCTATTGAATCCGAAATAGAACGTCTGGTTGTTCGTCTGACTGGCGACAATAAAGACTACAAGAAGATGCTTCATAACTCCACTGTTGAGACTCAACGCTTTGTTGATAAGGGAGGCAAACTCCACGACAAGCTCACGGGTAAGTTTGTAGCCGGTCAAAAGCGTATTCGTTCTTCCCTAGAAATTACTGGGACAGCCCTCAAAAAGTTTGGCTCTGGTATGACTTCTCTCGGACGTACTATGTCCATGAGAGTTACTGCCCCCATAATAGCTTTTGGGACTGCGAGCGTCTACAGCTTTGGGAAGTTTGATAAGGCTATGACGGAGAGCCTTTCAATTATGAAGGTCACAGAAGATCAGGCAAGGAGAATGTCTGGTCTAGCCTTGGGTATGTCCTACAGCGGGGATGCCTTGCAAGGTCCAACTGATCTCGCAAAGTCATACTTCTATCTAGCTTCAGCGGGTAAGGACGCTGAACAATCGATGGCTTTGCTTCCGAAGGTTTCCAAGTTTGCGACTGCTGGAGCCTTCGATATGGCGTTGGCCACGGACTTACTTACGGACGCACAAAGCGCTCTTGGATTGTCAAGTAAAGATGCCATCAAAGACGCTGAGAATATGGCACGTCTTTCTGATATTCTCGTTGGAGCCAATACTCTAGCCAATGCTTCTGTCCAACAATTCTCTGTAGCTCTAACAAGTAAGGCTGGAGCCGCCTTCAAATCATACAACATCAAGCTAGAAGAAGGTGTAGCACTGTTAGCTGCCTATGCAGACCAAGGTATAAAGGCAGAGTTGGCTGGTAATGCTGCTGACAGAATGATCCGGCTACTAACGAAGGCAGCCAGAGACAATGCCTCTGAGTTCAAGCGTATGAATGTGAGGGTATTTGATGCAAGCGGTGAGTTCCGCTCCTTCAAGAATATCATCGGAGATATGGAACGTGCTTTGAAGGATATGAGCACGCAAGAGAAGTCTGCTGCATTAGAGGCTATGGGATTTCAAGCGCGCGTACAATCCGTGATTCTTCCATTGCTAGGAACTAGCGAAGCTATCGGAGAGTATGCGGAAAAGCTTGGGGATATGGCAGGGATAACTGACGAGGTAGCCAACAAGCAAATGAAGGCATTTGCTAATCGGATGAAGGCTGTTTGGAATCAAGTTCAAGTTGTCTCCATAGGCATTGGAAAGCTCTTGGTCCCATACATTGAGAAGCTAGCCGAAACTCTTCAGGCTGGACTAGCAATTTGGAAGGGTTGGAGTGACGGAACTAAGAAAACTGTAGTGGCTGTAACCCTTCTCATCGCTGCCCTCGGTCCTCTCCTCATTGGTGCTGGCAGCCTTTCGTTCTTTGCTGGTCAAATCATTCTTGTCTCCAAAAAATTGATAGTTCTTCGTGCCTCAATGCTTGCCAGTGCCGCTGGAGCAATAACTTTGAAAGTTGCTCTCTTTGGGCTTATTGGTTTGGGCTTTGGGGTGTTTATTGCTGGGGCTGTTCTTGAGCTACAAAAACTCATCAATAAACTCGATGAGGCTAGAGAACGTACCACAAGAATGAAGTCTTCTAGGATAACAAGCATTGAGAAACTGAAGGAGGCAGCTGAACAAGAAACTGATCCTGGTAAGAAGGCTGAGAAAACAGCATTATACCGGGAATCGATGAAGAGGGAAACCGAGGGGAGACTCCACGAATACAAAAATGCTCAAGACAGGTTGAACAAAGAGAAAGAGAAGTACGGGCAGCATAAAGACAAAGCATTCAGCCTAATGGGGATGGTCCGTAGTGTTGGGAGGTTCTTTGGGGCTGCTGATAGCACAAAGGAACTAGACGATGAAGTCAAAGCTTCCAAAGACCGAATGACAGAATGGAATGATTGGTTAAAGAAGAATGGGAAAGAATCAAAGAACGAAGGTAAGGAAATGGCCCTCGGGTGGTTCCAAGGTTGGGCAGACACGCTTGGGCGGATAGGTAAAGACAAAGCAAGAGACCCAAAGCTTGCCCAAGAGAACATAATGAAGAGATTGAGGGGGGAGAAGTACACTTCCAAGAAAGATTACCAACAATTAGGAAAACAAGCTGAGGGAGCTGCGCGCGTAGGTATTGGACTTGGAAGGTCAATCTTTAGTGGGGCGATGGAGCCTCTGGAAACTCTGAAGAATGCAGCAAAGGGGGCAGCAAGTGCAGGGGCTGCGAGCGCAAAAGCTTACTATGATGCTTGGAGAATAGAGCAAGAGAACTCAGCGAAGAAG